AAATTACAGACCTTGCCCGAAAGACGCAAGGTCTGTTACATTGATACGGAGAGTAGTTTGCATGATTTTTATTCGCATATGAACAGGATAAAAAAAATATCTAATTTAAAAGTACTGCCGTCTGATTTTGACGCATTTTGTTTACGCAAGGAAGAACCGCTTACTATTAAGAACATGATTGACGCATACCTCTTGAATACGCCACAGTGTTCGGTTATTATTATTGATGGACTTTTAGACCTTTGTATGAATTATAACGATGAAGTAGAGTGCCGTAAGGTTGTAAATTGGTTAAAACATATTACTACTGTTTATAATTTATTTATCATAGGAATTTTACACACCGGCAAAAGAGACGGTCAAACCTTAGGTCACTTGGGCAGCAATACAGACCGGTGGGCACAAAGTACATTAGAGGTTAAAAAAGACGAGGATGGTTGTTTTGAATTAACGCCACGTTTTTTAAGAAGTTCAAAAAACTTTGAACCTTTAAAAATTAAGTACGATGAATTTGAAATGCAATATTCGCAAGTATTTACCGGCATGAGCGCAATAAATAATAAACAAAAAAAAGATAAAGACTACACAAAATACTTGGCGCACGAACACGATATTTTACTGAACAATATTTTTAAACTAAAAAAAGAATTAGCCTATGACGACCTTATAAAAGAAATTTGCAAAAACGATAATCGTGGAATTAATAGCACAAAAGGTTATATTAAATTCATGAAAGAAAAAAATATTATTGACAAAAACGAATTAAATTTTTATTATGACGCAAGGATTTCTTTTTGATTTAGTACTACCTGAAAATCATGACCCACATGACGATACGGAAATTAGTCCGGTATTAATTTATTTTAAAAATGAAGATTATTTAATTTTTAAAAAAGAATTAAAAACGGCACTAGAAAATTTATTTCCCGGTGACTTTAAAGATAAAAACGGAGCGGACGCTATTTTATTATTATTAAAAAAATTTAACAATGAAAAAAATATTTAGGAAACTTTTAACTCCCCTGCAAGCGGAAAGTTTAAAGGGAAAATACTTGGACGAAAATTACGGTGAAGTTTTAATTACTGAAGATTGTGACGGATACGACCTCAGTGGTAATTTACTTTTTAGATTCCGTAAAAATCTAATTTCAAAAGAAGAAATGAAATTAGGTTACGAAAGTTTTTCTGATTCCATAATCAGCACCACTAGTAGAGGTAATGCTAGTGGAGGTTATTACAACCGGATTAGGAAAGACGGCACAGAAAGTAATTTTAAAATTAGTAATGCTACGTTAAGCGGCAATGTTGGTTTTATGGACGCAAAGGAAGGTTTTGGCACAACGAATTATTGCCGTAAAACTAGTTTTGCTAGCGAACATTTTGAACAATTTACTGCCGGTATTCCGTTCGTAAAAAAGGTAGATAAACTTTACCGTCAACTTTGTCCTTTGCATTGGGAAATACAAAACAAATACGCAAGGGCTACGAATCGTAATTATGTAATTGACGACACTGTTTTTACCACAGTTACCGTTAATAAAAACTTCCGCACCGCAGTACACAAAGATAGTGGCGACTTGGAAACAGGATTCGGCAACCTAACAGTTTACGAGGAAGGAAGTTACATCGGAGGTTATTTTATGCTACCGGAATGGGGCATTATGATTGACATAAAGTGCGGTGACGTATTGTTTGTGGACGTGCATCAATGGCATTGCAACACTCCTTACGTAATTAATGAAGGCTTTACTGAAATGTTACGTATTAGTTTCGTAATGTATTACCGAGAATATATGTACCGGTGCCCTTCACCCACTCAGGTATTACAAGACTTAAAAAATAATTCATTAGGATATTCAACTTTATAATTATGAAATACACATTTAAAAATAACATTTTTATTGCTAGCAAAGGACGTGCGCATAAGTGCATTACGGCTGATTTTTTTAATCAACATTTACTTTCCGTAAACCTAGTAGTTGAGCCGCAGGATTGGTTCGCTTATTACAAGGAATATAACGAATTTCATAACATAATTGTTTTGCCGGAAAACGATATGGGATTAGGTTATGTTAGAAATTACATTCATAAATATGCGCAAGATAAAACATGGGCAAATTTTTATTGGATGCTTGATGATGACGTAAAGTTTAATAAAGTTGTTGCCGGTAAAATCAAACCTGTTGACGACCTAAACTTTTTTGACGAATTAATTAGCACAGAAGAATCAAAAAAATTTGCTCAATTATCCTTCGAATATCAGCAATTTGCATGGAGTGCTGAAAAAATTTTTACCGATAATTCATATTGCGACGTAGCGGTGGCAATAAACTTGGAAAAAACAAATAAATTTGGTTTTGATGAAGAAACAGGATTGAAGGTTGATAGAGATTTTACTATGGAATGTCTTTACCGTGGACACAAAACCAGACGTTATAACCATATTTGTATGACTTCGCCTAGTAACGGCAGCAACGACGGAGGATTAAAGCCTATTTATGCACAGTCGGGAAAGGAATTAGAAGATTGCAAAAAAATGGTTAAAAAATGGGGAGAAAGTATTTGCAACATTCAAACAAAACCTAATGGACGTACGGATTTAAAGATACTTTGGAAGAATTTAAGTTCCCATCAAAATTCACTTTTTTAACCCAACAAAAAATTAAAAGAATGCTAGGTTTTTTAAGCCTAGCATTTTTTTTACTAACGATTTACCTTTCTTTACAACGCAAATATCGTACAAAAAATGGAATCCACAAAATTTTTTACTGCTATTTTTTTCGATTCTTCAAAAAAAGCATACAAATATCGTAATATCGGCAATAATACGCATCATTTACAAAAGTTTGAGCATTTTGCCCGGTCAAAGGGAGCCATTGAGATAAACTACTACCAAAAACAAGACGGTAAATTCAGCCACAAAACCAGATTTTAAAGGTGTAAAAAAGGTGCGTAGAACACCCCACGGAACACCTGTTTTTTGCCGTTCCGAACACCGGTAGAACTCCGTGGAACGGTGGAACCCTCTATTACTATAGTAATAGAGGGTTACCTATACCATTCCACAGAGATAGTAGTTCTTTTTTTTAGAAATTTAAAAATATATTTTGCAGTTTCAAAAATAAGTTGCAAATTGCTGATGTCTTTACAAACAATTACCTTTCTACACCTTTAAAAAAAAGAAATTTGAAATTTGTAAAATATTTATCGTATGGTATCGGTGCATATGCAGCACTTTGGCTTTACCAACGATACGTATTAAGTAAAAATGTTGAAATTACTATTTCAGATTTTAAAATTGGCGGAAATATACTTAATCCTCAACTTGGAATTATCTTTCGGGTTATGAATCCTACTAATGTATCTGTTTTATTTGAATCTTTTACCGGTAATGTTTTAAATTCCACCGGCGAATCCGTAGCAACCCTAAATACTATGGGAAGTCAAAAAATAGAGAAATATCAATATACTTTCGTACCTATTATTGCCCGCACCACATTGAATAGCATCCTTAATTCGGTCACAAGTTTTTACGCTACGAAAAATGCATCCTATCAGATTGTAGGTACGGCAATAATAGACGGAATAAAATTACCATTTAACACTAGTTATACTTTTTAAGGAATGATATCTAAAAACGAAATATTATCTAAACTCAATCCCTTTTTAAACAGCAGGACTGTTGTTATTCAGGAGCAAGGAGTAACGGATATAATTAACGGAATTTTAGATACTCACGAAAGATATAAAAAAGAATACGACAAAATTTCAGATTATTTTTATGCAGGAAGTTGTTATGCTACGGCACAAAATATTTGGAATTTTCTTAAAAATAACGTCAGGTATTACATTGAATCGGACAATCAACAAACCTTGCGCAGTCCGTCAGCAATACTTTCGTTACCCGGTGATTGTAAAAGTTACGCATTATTTGCCAACGGAATTATGGACAGTTTGAGGAGGAAAGGTTTATTAAATTGTGAGGTTAGTTTTCGTTTTGCTGGTTATAAAAACAACCGTGACTTTGAACATGTTTTTAGTGTAGCGAGGGAAGGCAATAAAGAAACTTGGATTGACCCTGTGCTGTCTACTTTTGATAAAAAGAAATTACCAACAAATTATAAAGATAAAAAAATTAATATGGCACTAATCGCAATGAGTGGTATCCCGTCAAGTTTACCATTAGGACCTTCTAATTCTGCACCACAAAAAATTGTTAAATCCGGCGGAAATTTACTTAATACAATAAAAGATTTATCAGGTTCAGTAGCAAGTACAGGTATTCCTTTAGCATCAACAATAGCATCAGCAGTAAGTTTGCTAACTACTTTATTTGCTAATAAACCTAACCCGAATGATTGGATGGGTTGGCCAGCACAAGAAAAAAAACAAGGCATGCCGGTAGGAACAAGTGCTAATTTTTTCACAAAGTACGATGGAGATTCAGTACAAAACGAGGCAGCTAATATAGTTCAATGGATACAAGCATACGGAATAGATACTGTTTTAGGATATAATAGTTGGAATAAGTGGACTGTTACTGTAGAAGATTTAGCAGATAAATTAACTCGTGGAGGCTTTTATAAAGAGGCAGAACAATTTTTAAAAGCATATAAAGGTGCAGGAACTAGTCAGGCACCTAACGTGATGAACGAAGGCGGAAACGCTAATACTACCACAAAAGCAGGAATGAATATTTACGTTACTTTAGCATTGGTTGGGGCAGCGATATTTGCAATTACTAAAATGAAAAAATAATGACACCAGCACAAAAAAAAGTAGCCGATAATTTTAAAAAAGCATTAGCTATACGTAAAAAAACAGGATGTTCCCTTAAAGATGCATTCGCAAAAGTTTACGGAAAGAAAACAACTACAACAAAAAAAGCAAAAACAACTAAAAAAATGGGAACTCTTGAATTAGACATAGAAGGATATTTTCAAGATTCTTATGAAGAACTTTTACAAGAGGCTCTAGATTCTGGAGTAACTGCTGCTCAATTAAAAAGAGAATTAAAGGTTTATTTTAAAGATATGCTTAAACAAGTTGACGACACAGTAGATTATGTTTACGAATAATTAAAATATCATGATAAAAAGACGTTTAATAAAAAAGAAAATAGCACGCAAAAAAGCGGCACCTAAAAAGAAAGTAGCACGTAAAAAAGCGGCACCTAAAAAAGTTGCACGTAAAAAAGCGGCACCTAAAAAGAAAGTAGTAAAAAAATCAGCATATAAATTAGTGCGCAAAAAAGTTGCACGTAAAAAAGCTGCTCCTAGCAAATTAAAATCTTTCCATAAGGACACAAAAAGCCATAACGTGAACATAAAAGTTATGAGCGGAGTTAAATTTAATTTAAAAGATCAAATTCTAATGGATTTAACAAAAAATTTAATGGCAATAGAAAGATCTGAAAAACGAATAATGGAATACCAGCATAAATTAAAATACTGGGATCCAAAAAAAGAATATCCATTAGGAAAACATTTTTATGAAGGTGCAATAAAAACTTCAAAAAAGTTTATAAAAGAGAAAAAAACTCATAATACAGAACTTAAAAAATTATTGTAATAAATAAAAAAAAATGAAAACAGTTTTTTATTACAAAAGTTACAGAATAAAATACGGCACATTCGGAAACTTATTTACTTCTTTAACCGGATATTACGTTGAAGAATTAGATGAAGTTTACAAGACTTTAAAATCAGCAGAATCAGCAATTGACAATCATACTCGGTAAATATAAAATTAATTTAAAAAAAACAAAAAAACATGGCACGTCGTAGACACACCAAAACAAAAAGAAAAACTAGCCGTCGCAGAAGTAGAGTAGGCGCAATTAAGGCTGGTGGAATTATGGGAGCAGTAACTATTATTGCTGGAGCAGTAGCTGCATCTCAGGTATCTAAATTGATAGCAAAAGCTATTCCTGCAACAATGAGCGCAAAAACTTCAGGACTAATTTCTGGAGCAGCACCTATTGTATTAGGTTTATTTTTGCCTAAATTTATCAAATCTGACATAGGTAAAAACCTAGGAACAGGTATGATTGCGGCAGGAGGTTTAAATCTTGTTAAGAGCACAATTCCTTCCCTAGCAGGAGTGGGTGGCGATTATTACATGAACAAACCGACACCGTCGATTTCAGGTTATCAAACTAGCACTGCTGGAAATTATTTAGCCGGTATTGCAGCACTTGAAGAAATGGAACAAGACTAATAAAAATTTATTTTAAAAACAAAAAAACCTATAATCATGGCATCACAAATGGGCTTACGCCTTGTTTTCGAAAATAGCAAATCTTTGGTTAACCAACTTGGTTATGACACCAGCCACGCAGTTGCTACTCAATCTTATTTACGCAGTGAAGTATTAATGACAACTTCATCAGCATCGTATCACATACCGGTTTTGGTTAACGATACTCAAAATGGTAACCCTACCGTAAGGGAAAAAAGGTTGAACCTTCAGGACTTATTCGTAGTTAGCGAATTAAGTGTATTTTTAGTTAATGGTGCTAGCACTAATGGTGCTGCTCCTTTTTATGAATACCCTGACCCTACTGTATTTACCACAGGTGCTGCACAATTGATGAACGTTTACAATGGTAACATGAGTATCATTGCCAACAATCAGCAAATTTTACCGGCATGGGATATTGCTCGTCACTATTTTGTTCCTCAAACTCAAAAAGGAGTAGGTGTTACGGCTCAAACTGTATTCCCTATCAACCAAGTTGATATGAGCGAAGATACCTGTTATGCTGTTGAACCAAACATCGTATTAAATGGTGCAGCTAACTATCAAATTAACCTTAATTTACCGGCTGCGCCTTCTACCGTAGATTCTAACTGTTATGTTGCGTTTCTTTGGAGAGGAGTATTGTTACAAAACTGTACTACCGTTAAATAATTGGTTAAACTTTCTTAGTTTCTGGCATGATTGTACGGAGGCGACGTTAGCACTGTCGGTCAACAGTGCACTTTTTATAATTAAAAAAAATTAATCAAATGTTAGTACAAAGATTTGAGGCAGTTGAAATTAGTGTTCCTTCAGGCAGCACGTTGACTCGCTTTTATTTCCCTGACTTGCCTAACTTGCGCAATGCACGGATAACTTCAATTCAAGTATATACTGCTGGTACCATTACTGCCACTCCCCTTACCGGAAGCACACCGGTTACGACGGCAGATATGAAAAAAACGTTCCTTACTCTTTATGAAGGCGACCTACAGTTAATATATAATGTTCCTATTCTTGCGTTTAACAACGTAGTAAACTCGGCTACCGACCCATACATTAATCAAACATTGGAAGTTGGCGGAATTACCATCAGTTGGACAAAAAGCTATGTAACTTTACCAACAGCATTAGCGACAACTAGCGTCGCTTATAGTTTTGGAGTATTTTACCAATTTTAATAAAACAAAAGAGATGGCAGCTTTTAGACCAGAATTATTCACAATAGAAGAGGTATTAGCATTTTATGACCAAACCGACGGAGACGAATATAAAGTCTATGCCGGTACAAGTCCTAACGATGCGTACAGAAGGTATCATTACGAAGGTGAAAAAGAAATCGGTATGCAAGAACTTACTGCCGCACTAATGCAATTAAGAGGTAATAGCGAAAATTACAATCCTTATCTTATACAAGTTATCTCCCCCGGGAAAGGTAAGGGAAAGGCGGCAACACCTTCCCTTACTTCCATAACTTTCCAACTGAACCGTCCAGCAACTTATTTACCCATGCAACAACAAATTGGTGGCGTCAGCGGACGGAGTGAAATGTTGTTGGAAAAACTAGTGGAACAAAATTCCATGATGATGAGCAGGATTAGTGCGCTGGAAACAGAAGATGAATTTGAAGAACCCGAAAACGAATTTACGTTAGGCTCAATTTTGAATCGTCCTGAAGTTCAAACAATGTTAATTGGAGCAATAAGTAATTTGTTCGAAAGGAATCCTGTCCAGCCCACAGCATTAGCCGGCATTGAGGACGAAGGAGAAGTTATGACGATTGTAAAAAACTTGATGCATAAAGGAGTGACTGTGGAACATTTAAGGAAATTAAATGAAATGAACGGAACCAAGTTGCATAGTTTACTATTAATGCTATAACCCGATGGACAAACAACAACAAGAATCGTTAATTAAATACGGAATAGGTGCCGGTGTTGCTTATTTTTTAGTGGCACGTCCTATATTAACTAAATTAGGAATAATTAAAAGCGATAAGCAAATTAGCATCGAAAACGAAACTTTAAAAATAAATTCACCTTGGAATCCTAATTATTGGCATCAATATAGCGGAGCGCATATTATTACCGGAACGGCATTGAGCGATATAATTTATAACATACAAGATTCTTTTGGCGTATTGGCGGATAATTATGACGTAATATTGGCGCAGTTTAAAAAATTGCAATATAAAACTCAGGTAAGTTATTTGGCGGAACAATGGCAAAAACAAAAGGGTACTGACCTATTAAGTTTTTTAGGTAATGGTGGAGGAATATTTCCGTGGGATGGTTTAAGCACGGAACACTTATCGGCATTGATTAATTACGTTAATACTTTAAATTAATGAAAAAAAATTCACTATACATATACTTAGGAGTCGGTTTGGCAATATTATTGTCGTCTTTTAAAAGTAAAAAAACTCAACCTAGCGTAATTGAACAAAACGGAAAACCTAGCGGACAAAAATCCACGCACCTCATACCCGGTGCACAGGTTTATGACCGTAACATGGAACCTATCTACAAGAACAATACCGGTAGTTATCTTGACGTATCGGTTACCGGTGAAACATATGCTACGTACAATATTGTATTCGGTATGAACTTTTCGAACGGACAACCGGGAATTGTATTTAAAAATGAAACACACCAATTTTAATTATGAAAAAAAGTAACACGATATATTATTTAGCCGGTGCTGTTTTATTGTATATTATTTATAATAAATACTATAAAAATAAAGTTAATACTCCAGTAATTAAACAAACATTGGAATCACAAAAAACTACTCCGCTACAACAAACGACTACTTCAATTGCAGATACGTTAACTAAAAATAATTTAGATAACATATAAGTTAAGTATGCAATTAGCGGAAGTAGAATATTAGGCGCACCTTCAATAATATAAAAAAATGAATACAAACGTAAATATAGCGATGTTAAAATTTGAGGTAGACTTTTATACTGTTGACGTGAGTCAATACGTACAGGCTACTTGTAATGCTTTAACTTTTATTAATTACGGAACTTCTGTTGTTAATATTGAGAACGTAGTTTTACAACCTACACAAAGTTTTACCATCGAAGGAAACAATGGAGAATATACTGACCAAAAGTTTTTTGTTAACTTTGGCACTTCTTCTACCGGAAACAATTGCGTAATAGTGCGCAAAAGATATTTAAATGTTTAAGTAAATGGCAAGGCTACAAGTTAATTACGATATATTAAATCAAAAGGACACTCCTGCAATTTATGCTAGTAGTTTGGCGTCACGTCCTACATTCGGTTTTGCGGGTAGAGTATTTATTGACACAGACAATCCATCTACAGGAATATACCGAGATACTGGTACAAGTTGGGTACAGGTAGCAGATGAAACAGGAACTATACCAACACCAACTTTAGAAACAGTTACAACTGCTGGTTCTAGTACAACAATAGGAATAAGCACAAGCGGAAAAGGTATAGGTATTGGTACAACTATACCAGCTTCAAACCGATTAGATATACATAGTGCAACAGGTTTACAAGCTACTTTTAATGGTACAGGTGTAACAAATGCAGCTATTCAATTACAGTTAGCTGGTGTAGGTAAATGGACTTTACAAAACAATTATAATACTGCTGCAAATGATTTTGTTATAACTGATGTATTAAATACTATTAATAGATTAACTATAACAAATACAGGAACGGCATCATTAATAGCAAATTTAACAGCAACTAGTTTTATAAAAAGTGGTGGAACATCGGCACAAATTTTAGCAGCAGACGGTAGTGTTATAACTGCTGGTACTAATATAAGTATAAGCGGTGGAACAATATCAACTAGTGGTGTAACAACAGGTAGTGGAACAAGTGGGCAAATAACATATTTTAATGGCACTACATCAGTAACAGGTAGTGCAACTTTAACTTTTACACCTACTACTGAATTATTATTAAATAATAGTGTAACGGCTGCCGCAGCAATAGCAAGAGGAATAAACTCAACAAGCACTTTAACAGCTTCCGCAAATAGTGATGTTTTAGTTGGTTTAGAAGTTAATCCAACATTTACTGCTGGTGCTTTTACTAATGTTAAAAAAATTGGTTTAAGATTAGCAAATTTAATTTGTATTTGGAATGGTGCTAATGCCGCACTTACTACAAATTTAGTAGTAGGAAATTCATCATCATTAGGTTCAAACACAACATCAAATTGGAATACAGTTTTCGGTTATGATGCACTTGCAAACAATACAACAAGTGGTTTTAATACGGTAGTTGGAAATTCATCATTTAATTCGTCTAATGGAGGAAGTAATACAGGTTTAGGCTATCAAGCTGGTCAACAAGTTACAGGTAGTTTAAATACAGCAGTTGGTTATATTGCTATGCGTGCAGCTGGTGGTACAGTTTCATCTACTGGTATAGGGCATAATTGTTTAACTAATTTAACTGGCTCTAATAATACGGCAGTTGGTTCATTTACCTTAGGTCAAGGTAGTGGAACAGGTGGTAATAATACAGCTATTGGTTTTTCTGCTTTAAATACTAGCACAACAAGTAATAATACTGCTATCGGTTATCAAGCTGGACGTTATTTTGGAACAGGCACAAGCGGTAATACAACTTGTAATGGTAGTGTTTATATTGGTTATGACGTTAGAGCATCAGCAAATTTACAAACTAACGAAATTATAATAGCTGGATATAATGGCACTGCTGGTGCAGTAGGTAATGGAAGTAATACAACAACAATAGGCAATAGCACAACAACAACCACTAATTTATTAGGTCGTGTAAATACTAATGGTGTAACCGATAATAGTGCATTTGGATTAAATGCTAGTGGCAAAAATGTTAATTTTGGTGGTTTAGCAATAGAGGGTTTAACTTTTACTACATCAACAACGGCAACAAAAAACTATGTTCTTTATGTTTTTAATGGTGCTGCTGGTCAAACATTAACACTCCCAGCATCAGTAGGAAGTGGCAACTTTTTTTTAATTAAAAATATAACGGCAAATAGTTTAAATATAAATTTTACTGGTGCTGATACTTATACTTCATTAGTAGGTACAACACCAACAAGTTATACTTTATTCGCTAACCAAGTTTTTTATGTTGTTTCTAATGGCATAAGCACATACATACAAATAATATAAACATGAAAACAATTCAACCATTTCAATTTTGGCTAAACGGCAAAATAGTTACTGCAACTATATTTTTATTAAGTTGTAATAATGATAATTTAATTAATGAAGCAAATTTTTATTTTGCTTTATTAGATACAAATGGAAATACTTTGACAAATGGTGTTTTAAAAATGGGTTTACCCGATTATTTAACTGACTGGCAAACTAATGACGCAGCTTATAATTGGGCAGCAACGCAATTAGGGTTAACTATTACTGGTGAATATGTGCCACCGGTTCAAGAAATTATTAACAATCAAATACAATCAAATGAACAATCAACAAGCCTTACAAATTCTTAAAGAAGTGCTAGACGCAGCAACAAAAAGCGGTGTATTCAATAACATGGATGCTAGTTTTACTGCAGCACAAGCATTTAATATTATTGCAACCGAAATAAACAAAAAACCTGATGGACTTGTCGCAGTTACTGATTAGTATTATTTCGTTTTCCATAATAGCCGGTGGATTTTATTTCAGCACAAAGCAACGATTAGATAAAATTGAACGTGACCTTTATGTGCACAATAAAATTAATACAGAAATAGTAGACCGGCTAGCAAGAATAGAAACTAAATTGGATTTTTTTACTAAAAATTAATTTTATGCTAAAAAATTGGAGAACAAGTTTATTTGGTTTAGGTGCCGTAATTACCGGTATTGCTACTATTTTACACGGTGACGTAGTTACCGGTATTACAGCAATAATTAGTGGATTAGGTTTATTTGCTGCAAAAGACGCTAACAATGGACTTCAGAAATAAAACAACATACTTTCCTTTAGGAATCCGCAGTAACAATCCTCTGAACATAGGCACCGGTGGATGGCAAGGCGAGGTTGGTGTGGCTAACAATCCTCAACATGAGGCAATTTTTATTGACACACAACATGGATTAAGAGCAGCTGCCGTATTGCTGCATAATTATTATGTAAAGTATAATTTAACAACAATACGTGGAATAATCAGTCGTTGGGCACCTTCGAATGACCCTAACGCAAATAACAATCCTAATGAATATGCTAACTATGTTGCTCGCAAAACAGGCATTCCTGCTGATACAACTTTTACACTTAACGCAACCAACATCAAAGCCATAATGAAGGCTATGGCAAGTTTTGAAGTAGGACTTCTTTATGCTGACCTTATACCGGATAGCGATTATGACGAAGGAATCAGGCTTGCTAATCAACAAGAATATATTGACATAGCAGTAAAAAGCGGAATCGGTATCGGCGGTTTTTTTTTGATTATTTGGCTAGGATACGTGCTGCTTACAAAAAGAAATTAAAGGTGTAAAAAAGGTGCCGATAAAAAAATAAATTTTGCAGTTTCGAATAAAATTGTAAATTGCTTCCAGTTAGCGATTTTGCTACCACAAAACAAATACTCTTGCAAATGTATTGTTACACTATTCTGCTGAAAGTTCACAGCATCAAAATGAATTATTCTGCTACTCTGGTTGAAAGAGTTAAGTCAGAAAGTCTTACCCGAATTATTGAAATTTACAATGAAACAATCAATGACGCAATAGCGGATACTGATTTCGTAGTAATTTCTACCTCACTGCAAGAGTCACTGAAAGATTAAGTTCGAGTAGGTGACTCTTTTTTTTATTCATTAACCAAAAAAACAAAACAAAAATGCAAAACAAAACACTGCCAGCACGTCCTTGCATGCCGGTACAAGACAACCTCGGAAGGTTAATTGCGCCAATTCCGGGCATGACGAAAGAAGAAGTGGTATTGCTATCTATTTTGAGCGGTATGACTAGCAATCCTCTTTGCTTTAAATTAGCAGTAGAACTTACTGAAGAATATTTTAATCACTTCCAAAACAAAAAACAAGATGGAAAACAACAATCAGGAATTATCTCCTAAGGCAGAAAAAAATTATCTATTCGTAGGTAATTGCAAGGCAAGAACAAACAAGTTTAACACCGAAGAAATTAATTTAGGTTTTAACGCAAGTCACCTGAATTTATTGCTTGAAAACGTAAACGAAAACGGATGGGTAAACATTGCCATGCGTCGTGGTAAGGCTGGCATGTATATGTACATTATCAATCCTAAAACAGAAGAACATCTAGACAATGATTGAGCCGGTTAACGTTCAACTTTATTACGCAGAACTATTAAAAAATAGTTACCTACGGGACTTTGTTCCTAGCGAGGAACAAATATTGTTGAAGATTAACGGAAACAACATTGGAAGTTTACAAAATTACGCCATTATTTCAGGGTTACCTAAAAGCGGAAAGTCAACTTTTACTACTTCCATAGTTGCGTCTAATTTTAATGATGAAGGAATCTTTGGTATTAAATTACAGACCTTGCCCGAAAGACGCAAGGTCTGTTACATTGATACGGAGAGTAGTTTGCATGATTTTTATTCGCATATGAACAGGATAAAAAAAATATCTAATTTAAAAGTACTGCCGTCT